GCTGTTATTGCAGAATTACATTCTGCTAATTTTCCTAGCATTCTCTCTTTTGCCATTTCCATCATACTACCAATTGATCCGCCTAAGGGAAATTGCCCCGTCGTTTCTCCACCACAAGGAATAGTGTTTTCCCAAGTAGGCAATGGTACTGTTATACCAGCGAACGGTAATTCAAATCCTGATTCTCCAAACCCTCCTTGCCAAACTAAATCATTTATATCATCTAACTGTCCTTCATATACTTCCTTTGAGGCAATCCCATTAACCACTGACATACCAGCATTCATAATATGCATTGCGTTGCCAACATGACCAGTAGTTAAACTTTCAAATGCTACATTCATACTTGGCGGAGCAGGCATTCCAGCTGCTTTTGCAATTCCTTCTGAGAGAGAACCCATTGCCGCCAACATAGTAGCATTTTTCGCTATGTCTGTTATTTGTGATACAACATTACCAACTTCACCTGTTGATCCTTTTATTCCTTTTGCTATATCTGAAAACTTTTGTAACTGTTGTGCCGCCTGTTCTACTTCGAACAGGGCATCAGCGCTAGCTGGTGGTTCTGGCATTGGATGGGGGTGAGCAGCCATCGCAGCTTGGGCGGTAGCAAAGTCAGCACCACCGGCAACAGCACCTAATAGTAGCAATGCTGTCTCATTGATGTAATCAGCGAGTTCTGTACATTTACTAATAAGTCCTTGCATAGAACCAACTGAACCAGAAAGTGCCTCGCTTGATTCATCCATTAGACTTTGCAACGATGTCTCTTCGGGTGGGTCTACCCACTCATTTGTTTGTGGGTCATATGTTTGCATCGTTCCAATCATGTGATCATCATCATCGAACTCGTGATAATCGAATCGCTCATCCCATGGAATTTCAGGAAAAAGCCTGAAATGCTTATCCCATGCAGTTTCAGGAATTACACTTCCTAATAAACCCATTGCTTCGGTTTGTTGTTGTTTCATCAGTGCAATAAGTTCATCTGGGATACTCATTGTACTTGCAATATCGCCTGGATCAGCATGTGGATTGGGTCCGCTATAATTAGTAAATCCATCAGTTATTACTCGATGATTTCGGGCAATAACATCAAACTGCAACGGAATACTAATAATTAATTTATCACCTATTTTTATTCCTACCATTAATTTATCTCCTATGTAACAATTTTTCCTGCGGCCGGCGTTACAAGGCCGGTTGTTGCTTTTGTATATTCAGTACAAACTTCTTTTTGTGCTTCGGCAACTGCAATAACTTTATTTTTATCAACAACTATAATTAAATTTTCGGCAGATGCTGTTATCATATAAGGTGTCAGTGCCGCGCCTTGTGGCCCAATTGATAAAGAAACTGGTCTATCAAATTCATATGTTGTATCAGTTTCTTCACCTAACTTTGCAACAATTTCTTCACCTGAGATTAGTTTAGCACTAATAATATCACCATTTTTAAATTTATTTGTTTTTAACATTTTTATTCCCATTGATCTTCTTCAACAACATACAAACTATACTTGGCTGTTAATTCTTCATCTTTTTTAATATCTTTTTTTGTTACCAAATACTTCACTGGTATTTGATGCCAGTAACCATTAAGCACAACACAATTAGGATCATCAGAATGATTATAAAATGCTCCTAACGCTGTTCTTATATACCCGTGTGGAAAATTCTTATTAGCAACATGTACTATTCCTAATACAGTATCTGCTTTAAATGCCTTTGTTGCAACTACACCTAATCCATCGATACCACTTTTACCTATTGTGATACCATCGGGTAGCGGCCTATACACTACACATCACCTTCTTCTCTATTTTCAGATCTAGAAGTATCAAATTCACCGCCAGGATACCTACTTTTTAATTTTTCTACATTTTCTATTATAACATCATTTGGGTCTAAACGCAAGGCCAAACATGCCTGTGCCCAATACCATATTATATCACCTAACTCTCGTTTCATATGATGTATATTGTCAGCATCTGCTGGCTTACCTTGAAATATACATTTTTTTACAATCTCATTAAACTCGCCAGTTTCAGAACTTAATCCCATACTTGCAGTTAATAAACGAGGTGTCTGAACAAACTTATTAAGTTCACTCCAACGTGTAACCAGTGCCGATGAATCTTTAGATTCTTTAGAGGTAACACTATCTACAAAATGTTTGTATTTGTTTAAATCAATTTCTTTAGACATAGAACTATAATAACAAAAAAATACTACTTTGTCAAGTCTAAAATCGGCGTTGTATAAACTCTATTGTACCATCTACACCACGTTTATTTTGATATAGTAAGAATCCAAAATACTTTGTTGGATTATCTACATCTACATATGACGCACTACCATGTGCTTCACCATATTTTGTAGTGTATGCGGCAGTTCCTGTACCGCCTGTATTTGCTACAGAATCAGCATAATTTTGTTCAAGTACCGGATCGCCTTTTGATGTTACTCGCTTGGCAACTGCAACTGCAAATGCAAATGTTTGTATTGCACTAAACGGTACAGCGCCAGTTGCTGATATTATATCAATTTCATTCCATTGATCTAATATTGCACCATGTCCTTTTACATTTGTACCATCAGCAAGTAATGGAAAACTAACTGATGCTCTACCAGTTCGAACTACATGATAAGTAGGTGAACCTACACTATCTGTGAATTTAATACTATAATCAATTTCTAAATTAGAAATAGTTGTTAAATTATATCTAACAACACCTACTAATGCTTGTGTAGTAGTATATACTGAACCCACTGCTCGATAATTCTGGTTACCTTGTACTGGATTAGTAGAAGAACTACCTGGTGAAATAGTATCACTGGCCGTACGTGTCGAAGGATTACCAATTGTTAGGTTTGAAAATACATCACCAACATTCTCATCAGTTACAACTCTAATATTTGAACGAAGATGTGATAACTGCCTTGTTGGATCTGAACCTTCAGCTAACCAACTATGATTTAAAAATCTTGATAAATTTTTAGCACCAATATGACTCCGAGTTGTAAATGCCAAATCTTCATTCATACTGTACGTTGGAACCGTTGTTTCAGCGTCTTGCCCAAACTTTGCTATACCTCTGCCGCCATCATTACTAATATTAGTTGTAGTTCCATCACCATTACCCCAATACGCATTACCTAACCCACTAATTGCACTATTTAAATGTGGTTCGGCGGCCGCTCCAGAGTGATTAAGATATCCGATATAAGTCGGCGCCACAGTTCTGCCTTCAAACCATTCTTTAACTGACATATTAGTAACACTTGTAGCAACACCAGCATTAGGAACATTAGTGCTGTTATCTGCTTTTGGAATTTGTGCATCATTCCAACCAATAAAACCTTCACCGGTTGACTCATCGAAATACAATTGGCTAAGATCTATTTTTTGTGTTAAACTAGTAAGAGGATTACCGCCGCCTGCTGGTGTATCATAACTTGCATTAAATGCATTTATAAGATATGTTTCCAAATCTGTTTTTCTCAAATGAACAACATAAACTTTATCAGTGGCAACTAAGGCTTTAGTAAATTGTATTCCTAATGTACCTACACCTCCAATTAACTTATAATCATTAATTGTTACTGGTGTACCATCTGGATCACCTGGAAGCAATTTAGCATGTGACGAAGTTGCTGGCGAATATTTGTAGACTGTTAATGACTGATCATTAATGCCGCCTTTTAATTTAACCCCACTAGCATGATTTGCGGTTGCACTTAAACCTGAGTGCAAAGATAAAATTGAAAATCCTGTAGATCCTGTTGGTCCTATACCAGTTACCCCGGTGATAATATCCCTTTTAACTATAAACTCTGTAATGTTATTTTGTAAATTACTATTAGTAAAATCAAACCCTGTAGCAAAAAAACCAAGCTGTATAGTTCTATTTTGTATTCCACTCAATGAATCGGTAGTATCATTACCAATAAAAAGTTCCCGTGAATCTGTGGCTAATCCAAACTCACCCGGTGCCAACGGCAACGGGAGGTTTCGACGAAGTCCACGGCGTTGTTGCATTTTGGTTATTTTGGCCACGAATTTTTTCTCCAGTAAATCTTATAATATTAGTATTTATCATAAACCTGGTAATACTCTTTTAGTTTATCAAGCCATTTCTCTGTATACTTATTAAATTCATCGTCTGTAATAGGAAATTCTAAATACTTCCCATCGTGCGTAACCATCATAATAACAACTGTTTCAATTGTTGTATCAAACAATTCATTGTGTGCCATTGCATATGCAACACCTTGTAAAAAATAGTCATCTATCCATTCACGTTTCTTTACTGAGCGAGATGTTTTAAAATCTATAATTGCAGGTTTATCTTTCCAAAGTCCTACACAATCTGTAGTACCTGCATAAAGCTCAGGAGAATATAATGATGCTTCTAAACCCCAAACTTCATTTATATTAACAAGGCCTTCATCAATAACTATATCTGCTAACTTTGATGCTATTTGCCTAATTAAATTTGTACCCTGTGGGCGTTCTATACCCAAAACATGATTTTCTAAATGCTTATGTGTTGCTGTACCTAAATTTGCAGCTTCTGTTAAAATACGTTGTGCCTCTTCATGCCCTACCCTATCTCGCCATTTATTAATTCCAGTCATGTCTTTCATACGACCAAGAATAGTAGTTACGGAAGGTACTTTTGCACTTCCAGTATCATATAATCTCTGGCCGTTGACTTCGGTTCTTTTTAGAATGGGATATTCGTATATCTTGTTTATTAAAGACATTAATATATTATACTACAAGACAATCAATGTTGTCAATTGTTTTACCAGGTTACATACCATTTAAAAGTAGTATTCGTTGTATCAGCATTTTTTTGCCTAACAATAGTATAACCTTTATCTGTAAAATATTGAACTACTTCAGACATTTGTTGTGTATATGTAGTATTTGTAGCAGTATTCTGCCAAACATTATAATAATCTTTACTAACTGCGGTAGCAGTTGTTGTTGCGGCTGTAAGACCTAAATCACCTAATAGTGTACCAGATCCAGCTGCAATTATTAATGTAAAATTATTATTATCACTTGAAATTTTTAAAGCGCCGGCAACAGCTGTTTTACTTGCAGTAATACCAGTCATTACTAAAGTGTTAATATCATCTACCATTGAATTAATTGTTGTACCACTCGATGTTACAGGGGTACTATTAATTGTAAAAGTCTGATTAGCTGTTGTTGTTGGATTATTAACTGTTGCTGTAACTGAAATAGCCGGAGTACTCATTGTCATTGTAGTACCATCAGATACTGTAGCATATAACAAATTACTGCCAACCGCAGTTAAAATTGCTTCTTCAATTGCGCGGACCTCCTGGAGTATAACCAAGTTTCCTTGTGCTTGTAATTTCGCATCTGCGGCACTAATCATTATTGACATTTATTTTCTTCCTATGTAAGAGGATTTGCTCTATCAGCGGCTTGTACTACTGCATTGTCAGCATCACTGCTTGACATTGCATCGGGCATAGTGTTTTTAAATGATATTTCATCTATTGTAGCACTTGCTATTAATTCTGGTAGTTCTTCATTTAACAGATCTACCAAAGATTTAACCGAATCCTCGTCTCCTTCATCAAAATCATTTATACCTTCTTGTTTTAACATTGGTATAAGTTCTTCTGTTTTTATTTTTGTTACTCCCTGCTCCCTTAAATAGAATAGGAAATTAACAACCGCATCACCTAATTGATCGACTGATTGTACTTCACCGAAAAATATCTCGGCAAGTTTCATTACTTCTCTTCTCTACCTAATGGTGAATCTGCTGGGCCTGCTACTTCATCTGCACCACCCATCATATCTTCTGTATCTTCGATTGGTGGCATTTCTTCACCTGGCATCTCACCTGGTATCTCTGGCATAGGTTCTTCCATGTCAGTTGCTGGTAACTGTCCACCTTGTAATGCAAGTACTTGGTCTCCCATAGCATCTTTAACACTAACAATAGCATCTAACGCAGACTGCAATTGTGACTTTGCTGTCTCATTAAATGAACTTGCTTGCTGTTGCCCAACATTATATTTAATTTCGTCAACTAAAGGCATCAATGCCTTTGTTTGAAGCTCAGCAATATCTTCTGCCATTCCTGCTAGTTTATCAACCATATCTTGTGCGGCAAGTAAAATTTGAGCATTTTCCATTTCGTCTGTTTGCTCAGCAACCATTGAAACTGGTGATGCAACAATAGAGGTACCATTTGATAGTAGCATATCTACTGCTTCAAGCATAAGAACAGTTTTCATATAATGCTTGTCTTTATGACCTTCATTAAATTGTGAACTTTCTGATAACTTTTGCTTATGGTTTTCTAAATTTACTTTTGCATTTGATAATTGATCAATTGTAGAATTTTCGTTTACACTAACACCAAATTCTTTATTAAGCCAGCGATTAACTTTGTTAAACCGCCTGGTTTTGTTTGATAAATCATTTAAAAACATTATTATTCCCCGTATATTCCTTAATAAACATATTTATCTATTCTGATATGATTTACGAAGTTTCTTTTTTGCCTCTATAGCTATCATCCGAGCTTGTTTATATTTTGCATCCATTACATCATATTTTAACCAATCAGATTGTTTAGCATAATCATTTCGTTTTTGTTTACAAAAAATTGCTTCATAAAACTTTGTAGAAAAAGTACCGTGATGTTTTAAAATTTCTTTAATATTGCCCGACGAAAGAGTATATCCTTTATTAATTAAATATGCAATATTATAAGCCACTTCATATAATTCAATATCCTTAACTAAAACAGTATTAGTTTTTTTACAGATAATACAATAATCATTCTTTTTTATTTTTTTAACTTCCCATTCATTGGCAATTATACCTTTCTCGTGAACGATGGGTTTATTTTCTTTAGTGCGCTGATCAACAACGCTTTTTACCAAAGCATTTAGCTTCTTTAACACATGTTGTCTCATAAAATTATTTAACTATATTAAAAAACAATCCCTTAGAGTCTTTAGACCGGGTTAACACGCCACGCTTAACAAGACCAGTGGCTAATTCAAAATCTCTTTCATTAAAATTATCACAATAAGATATACTCGAGTCCTTGACCATTTCAAGAACTTTATGTTCTTCATTACTAATATAGGTATGTAAATTACCTAATAACTCAGCAAGTCTCATAATATATCTCTACCTATATTCTTCAGCCGATGGAGTTTCATCATGCGCGGTTCTTGGACCTAAGAACATTCTTCCAACAATTCTTTCTACATTGTCCCATGATTTTAATGCCGCGTCCGTAACCACATTACCGTCGGCATCTTCAATTTTCCAAGTACCATTACCTATATCAACGACTGTAGCAAAATGAGTGCCTGTATCTTGTTCTTTGAACCAATAGAATTTCGAATTCGGGCCGCCAAGGCCAACTGACCATGCTCCTCCACCAAAAGCATCATCTGGTTCCAGATCGTCATTTGTTATACCCAATTTTTCCCAATCACCGGATATCATAGCCTCTTCTACTG